TATGTCTTTTTCATACTGCTTAATAGTAGTTTGTGCAGTATCATATTGCCTTTTCTCCACATAATTTGAACTATCCACTAAATCGATATTCTCATATTTTTTTCTTAAATCTTCTGGAATTTGATTGAATGAATCTCCTAAAATTTCACTTAACTTTGGCATTTTTACTACTTCCCTTCTAATTTTTAATAAAATAAAAAGCCTTATTTATAAGACTTTAAAAATGCTTTTTTAATTGTTTCTAGTATTTTATCAATTAAAATGTAATATTTACTTAACTTTATAACCTTTTCTCCTAAGAACTTCATCTCACCAGCAAGTAATATATTCATAACAACTTCTTTGCTATCAGATGTTTTAAATGCATTTAATAATATTTGACTTTCCCAATTAAAATTTATAGTTGAAGTAACTATTAATTTAGCTACAAATTCAATATTATCTATGCTCTTTTCCCTAATTTCACTTATTTCTTGAGCATTCAGAGCTCTTAGCTTAATTGGTATATTTAATCTATAAATCATTACCGTATCTGCTGGATATTTAATATTAGATGAAATAATCCTTTTAATAATCTTCTTTAACATCTTATTAAACATGTTTTTTCTCCTATATTATCAGTTAATCTTCAAGCACTTTCTTTAATCTAATCTTGTTTAAATCCCACTTATTTGGATTTGGTTTATTAGGATTAAAAAATTCCTTGAGTATTTTTTGATTATTTAACCAATCTAGTATTTCTGATTTTTTGTATCTTATAATCCCTAACCCTTTATAATACGGTATTCCTTGTTTTCTCCATTTGTAAACTGTTTTTCTACTAACGCTAAACATTTTACATACTTCATTAGTATTCAATAACTCTTCCACATCTAATAAATCCCCCTTACGTTCTTATTATGCTTATCTAATATTTCATAATTATCTTTAAAGTCTGTTACACTTATTGTAAATGTAAAACTTGTGAATATATCTTCAGCATAAATAAGCTGTATTTCTATTGGATCCATTCTTTGAGACTTGAAAAAGAAATATTTACCTGTTTTTTTATTCATACAAAGATTATATTTTGTATAGATATGTATTGCTTCCGAGATATTATATGCTATTTCATTAGCAACCTTTTCTGTTATTTTGTTTGTCTCAAGTGTTCCATATTCCATTGATCCAACTTTAATATAATTTGAAAATATCTCTGGATTGTCTCTAATGACTTGATGTAATCCAATTGCTATTTCATCAATTATAGTTTCTTCATCGTCTTGTTTTAAATCTAATGATCTTTCTTCTACTATTCCATGTACTAATTCATGTAAAAATGTTTGTTCCTGTCCTTGCTTATCTTGTATTGAGCTATCAATGCTTATTTTATGAAATTCATAGTTTATTTTACCTTTACATTGAACTGCATCTAAAACTATTGTATTGTCTTCAATAATTACCTCATAATCAATACTCCCTATTCTCACTTTATCTGGTATATTCATTTCATTCCCTCCTTAATTTTAAGCATAATAAAAGCACCTAGTATTTAACCAAGTGCCAATATATCTATTTAGATTCTTCATATCTTTTAACCAATTTATAAAAACTATTTTTCTTTAAATTCATAAGCTCCATTGCTTTTACTGCTGTAATCTCTTTACTTTTCCACTTTGAATATCCTTCTTCCCAGTTAACAGGATATTCAGCTTCTGGCCTACCTATATATTTTTTAGTTTTTGATGATATTTTCTTACCATTCTTTCCTACCTTCATAGCTGCTATTCCTTCAGCTTGTCTTTGCCTTATTTTAACTCTTTCTTTTTCAGCCATATATGATAATAATTCAAATACAATATTAGCTATTAATGTTTTCTCTAAATCTGTCTTTCCAACAGTATTTAAAATTGGTGTATCAATTACTACAATCTCTATACCTTTTTTCTGAAGATCCTGCCACTCTTCTTTTATCATGGCCATATCTCTTCCAAGTCTATCAAGCTCTTTGATTATTAATGTATCTCCTTCTCGGAGCAAAGTTTCCTTTAATGCTATATATCTTTCCCTGTTAAAATCTTTACCTGACTTTTTCTCTTGTATTATTTCTCTTACTTGATCTATTTCTATATTATTATCTTTGCAATATGCATTGATAGCTTCTAATTGTCTATCTAAACTTTGTTCTTTTGTTGATACTCTTACATAAGCATAAGTCTTTTTCATTACAAACACCTCAATCTATTAAAATCTAAACATATTTAGAATTTATATCCCTATCTATGTTTAAATTATAATCCAAAGTGTTTGTAAAAGTCAATAATATTTTACAAACGTTTATTAATTATTTTCAATAGTTTTATAAACGTTATTTTTATATTATTTTCAGGTGTTTATTATTGTATAGGTTTATAAACACATAATTTAAGGCAAATTAAAACACTTACAAGATTTTAACAAGTAAGTGTTCTATGCTCCTAAATTAAATGCTCCACTTTTCAATTTTTCAATCACTATTGGTTCATCTATCTTCTCAAGTTCTTTTATTGCATCTTCTTCAGTAAATGGATCATCATCTTTATATCAGAATCCAACTTCTCTAGTATTAAAGTTACTTTTTTCTTATTTTCATTATGCTTTACCCAAACACTCGGTACATATACCATACTACTTCACTCCTAATCTATTCATAGCAATTGCTATTATATTTTTAACCACCATAGCTTCATTTTGGTCATTTACGTTATGTCCATTTCTTAAACTATCCATGGCATACTTACAATCTATAATCATATTCTTTTTATACTCTCTATATTGAGGCATATTGTTCAACATTACATCTACTAACTCATCTAAATTATCGCTTATATAATCAAAATACTGAATTGAATACTTCTTCCAATCATGCTTTACTTTCATACACTCATCATATAAAGGAGCCCATTTAGGCGCTACTCCATTCAACCTATCTTCCCATGCAATCTTTCCAAAATCAGCTATAGAAACACAATCTTTAAATTTATCTAGCTGCTTTAATCTTGGTAGCATTTCAACAAGCTTTTCAGAATATGATGGACTAATTTCTTCATCTATTCCCAATTGCTTTACCATGTAATGGCATGAGCTTTCTGCAAATGTTTCTTCAATTTGAAGCCATTCTTTCTTTACATAGAAATAATCACTTTCCATTCCTTTAGCTTTAGCATGATATGCTTCATGAAAAGCAGTTTTAATTTTATAATTATTACTTCTTACATCTGCACTGTTTAAAACATATTCTGTTATGTTGCTATTATTACCGTTACTTACTGCACAATATCCATGAGGTTGAATTTTTTTAACGCTTACTGGAATATCATTTAAATCTAAAATATCTAATATATCTCTACCAAGTTTTTTTCTATTATCATACTCAGTAACATTAAGATCCTTAAACTTATTGACTGTTTGCGATAATTTATTTTCTTTAATTATACTACTATTACTAGTTGATTGCTCTATATTTTTATCGCTTTCACTTGATACTTTCGACTCAAGACTATCTTTATCTATTTTAGTCTGCATTACATTTGGAGTAGTAACTTTAACTGAAGTTTTATCTTCTCCAGTGTTAATCCATTCATCAATATCAGGATTTTTATTCCCATTTTTCCAGCCCCTCATAGTTTCAATGCATTTATCAAGGTCTTCAATAACTTCTGTCATATAGCATAAACAGTTTGGATGCTGCAAGGGTAAATCTTCTGGCTTAAATACTCTTCCATTATAATCATCACAAATATCTGATTTTCCATGCATTCTTGCAAAATGACTAGCACTCAAATTCCATTTAAGACCTTTGCAGAATGGATTTTTCTTAGCGTTTTGAATTAATGTTTCAGTTTGTGCATGAGTTATTGATGTCCTAGCCAACCTTTGAGCTTGATATGAAATTTTATTACTATCCATACCAGCTTTAAAGCTCTTAGCAGTAATTCTATTTTTAGGATTCACATATTTATCTAATTCTTTAGCAAGCTCTTTAACATTAGCACCTTTAGCAATATTATCTTTTATAATTTCATCAATTTTATTTCCATTGTTACCAGTTATATTCCAAAGTCTTTGGCTTAATGTTTTACCATCTTTATAATAATTACCTGCTATAAGCTGCTTTATTGCATCGTTTGAAACTTTATTTATAGTTCGTGTTAGTGCTTCATTTGTAACTTTATCTGGAGAAATAATATCAACAAAGCTAAGTTGTACGCCTTTTTGTATATCAGAACTCTTCTTAATATTCTTCTCAATTGTTGTATTAAGATTATTATATAGCTCAGTTTTATATTGAGCTATAATTTTATATCTTTCAATTTCATGATTTTTGGTTCGAGAATCAGTCATTTGTAATATCTTATCTATTAATCTATTACCTGCATCATTATAAACTTTAAAAAGTTCCTTCTCCTGGTCAAAGTTTAATTTTATGAATTGATTTCTAGCTTGCTGAATTCTCTTTTTATATTCATTCATTATTCTTCACCAGTAGTCGTTGTTTTATCATCTAAATTATTATTCTTATTTAATTCTTGATTTAATCCACCAGTAAAAGAATCCTCAGCATTAGAAAATTCGCTTTTTTCTTGTAAAATTTCATTATATTGATCCTCATAATCTTCATCATCAGAAAAATCTTTGATATAACTTTTTCTACTTCTGACTTCATGATCCACTTCTTCCATTGCAAGTCTTTTATTGTCTGCCTCATCTTCAGGAATTGGATAATTTTTATGGATAACTAAGTTATAATCTAAATCATTCCATTTATTATCCCAATCTTGATAACAGCCAAACATATTGCAAGCTTCACAAATTAAATTTATCATGCTTTTTATAACCGGTTCCCAATCGTTCCATTTTTCATCACATCTAGCAACTAATTCACTATATATAAATTTAATAGTTTTAGCACTAGGGACTTCTTTAGTTTGTTCTGGCAATGGAATTGATAATTTTTCATACATACTATCACTTAGCATCTTAAGAAATATATTTACTGGTTGAGCATTGCTAAATGCACTCTCAACTCTTTTAACTTGGGCCTGTTTAACATCTTTCACATTATCAACTCTAGTTTTTATTGCCATAAGGCTGTTAGGTGCTATTGTACATTTATTAACATCATCTTCATCACCATCAATAACGGTAGTTTGTCCAAACATTTGAAACCTAAGAGCATCATTAAAATCACTTAATCGCCTATTATAAGCATTTTGTAGTGGTTTTAAATCTTTAATATCGCTACATCCTAGAATATTATTAGTGCCCTGCTCATTTACAATAACCCAACATGGAAAAGATGAAAGTCCTGTGTTTTGCTCTTGTACTTCTATTGGCTTATCTAAATTATCTCCTTTAAATGTTTCTACCCTTAAATAGCAAGTTAAATTATTCATATAATAAGTATATCTGTACCATAGATCATTTGATATATTAGTTTCATCATCACTGTTTCCAGGATCTTGTCGTACAAAAGTCACATTTTTTAACTTGCTTGAATCATCAGTATCAACATTATAGCTAAAATCATCTATCGAATGATAATATATTTTCACTGGCTGCTGTGGATTCGCTTCAATTCTAAGTAATACTCTCTTTGTAACTGTCGCTAATCTAAATGCCTTTAAAGTATTGCTCCAGAAATTATTATTATCTAATATAGCATCAACCTTTTGTCTGAATTTTTCGCAGTCATCTTTATCTTTTTTATCAAAAGGCTTAAATAATATATCTGGCCTTTTGCCAAACATAAATCTTGCTTGCTTTTGTATTAGTGGTTTTACCTTATTATCAATAATTTGACTTGGAACATAATCTAAATCATCAAAATTAATCCAGCTTTGACCTAGTAGAGCTCTATCAAAGAAAGCTGTCACTCTATCTTCACATTCACCTAAATAAAAGATAAAATCTTTCTTTGCTTTTTCCCTTTCCCTTTTCTCAGCAAGGCTTAATTGAAGCAATTGTTCTTTTTTTCTTCTATTGCCCTCATAGAAAAATTATCCTCATTCATTTTATTAATATTCCTCCTTTCTAACTGTTTGCAAAAGTACACTTTTAAAAACGCTTATTCAAACTTAAACAAATCTTATAAAATCGTACTTGAAAATTTAGTTTACAAACACTTTTTTTGAATAGACTTTTACAAACACTTTTAAAATACTTTAGCTTTTTTATAAGGAACTGATTCTTTTTTAATTCCAGAACCTTTCTTATATACAGAATCATCATATTTATGCTCTTTAAGGTCTGAAACTTCATAACCATCTAATCCATACCATATAGCACTAAATGTATGTGGATCTATAGAAAATTTATCTTCTATAATTTCATCATTCTTATCAGTTGCATATGTTAAATCTTCCAACTCATCAATAACATCTTTACAATCTTCAGAACAAATAATTTTTCTAAATCTCTTAACTTTTTTAGTATTTTCTAACCTAGTCGGCTTATTAGCACCTACCATATTAAAACCCTCTTGATTGTAATATTGAATGGTTTTAGGTTCTGCGCAATCTGCTCTTATAAGTTCCTGAGTCTTTTTAAATTCAGCTATTTCAATAGCTGTTTTATCATCTGTCATGTGATTTTTATAATATTGCCAATAGATATATAAAATTTTGTTTTCATCATCAATAACCATTCTTACAATCGCATTAAATGATTTTTCAAAACCAAAATCCATACCAACTCTATTAATTGGCTTCTTTATAGCTTGTATCGCTCTAAGTACCTCATGATGCGGTGCTTTTTCAAATTGTGGCAATACTTTTAATCCGTTTGTACCGAATTCGCCTTTTCTTGCTATTCTGTGTAGGTCCTCATCATATGTTTTTATATCATCTAATTCATCTATATAAGACTGAGGTAAAAAGTAATTATCATCTGCAGTACTGTGATGATAATATGTATCTTTAGTTACTATAGTTTTTTGCTTATATAAATCTTTGTCATCTAATATAATTCTCTTCTTCTTTTTATTTATAAAGAAATGTTTATAACACCAATTTCCCTTGGAAACTGGATTAGTAGTAAGAATCATATGTAGTTTTAATTTTGGGTGCCTTAATCTACCTATTAATTCTTTAAACCCTGCATATTTAACCTCTGAACATTCTTCTATCCATATCAAAGAAACATTATTTATAGATTTTAATTTAGCTGGCTTATCCATTCCTTTAAAGATTATCTTAGATCCATTAGGAAATCTTATTTGCATTGGGGAAGTCTTACATTTAATTGTATCCTCTAACTCCATATCAATTATTATTTCCTCAAGTAATGAATAGCAAGAATCCCTAATTGTATCATAAACCTCTCTAACTACTAGAGCTGTTCTTTTCTCTTCTAATAACTTAAGAATTATCTTAAAAGCAGTATTGTAAGATTTACTAGATCCATAGCCACCTACAAGAAAATAATATTTGTAATCCCAATTGAAAATATAATCCTCGAACCTTGGATTTATCTCTTTTTCAATATCCATTACTCTCTACTCTTTCTTTTTATAACTATATTAATCGGCTCATCTTTCTTAGTTTCCTTACTCAAATCTGTCTTAAGCTTCTCAACTCTTAACTTTTGTTCCTCAGTTGCAAGGTCCCAATTCTTATGAAGTAATTCTTCATATTGTTTTATATGACTTCTTAATTCTGCCATGGCCTTACTTTGAGATGTTAAAAAAGTTGCTTGTCTATCCCACGCAAATTGAAATTCATATTCTTCTTCTCTATAAACTTCAACTGGAGCTTTTTTACCTTTATCATCTTTCTGAAGATCACTTTGAACTTTAATTTTCTTAAGTTCTTTTATCATTTCATTCTTATTCTTAACTTCCATTATCTTTTGACTACTTACAACTGCAGCAAATTGCAATTGAATATCTGTCCATAAAATATCTAAAGAATTTAAACCAGCCTCAACAGTTCCTTTAATTATCTTTTTCGTTGTTGTAGGCAAATATTTTTTCAAGAAATCTTTGTCTAAGTGCTTTGTAGGATCATAATAATCTCCATGCTGAAGATTATTTAAATTCCCCTTAGGTGCTCCCCCTTTATTTCCTACTGCATTTTTGTTTCCCTTAGGAGCTCCAACCTTACCATTAATTTTTACATTCCATTCATCATTCTTTTTCCATGCATAAATATTTACTACTTTTTCATCTAGTAAAGCTGCTATTTCTTTAGCACCAATCTTTCCATTATTCTCTTTATATATTTCAAATGCTTTATCTCTGTTTGGACTTCTCGTCTTTCCCATAATTACCTCCACAATAAAAGCACCTAGCTTTTAAACTAAGTGCTTTTATTCTATCTATTATGAATCATTTTTTATACTTTATATTATATTAACTATTTCATTTTCTAATTCCTGAACTAATTCCTTTTTATATTTGTAGTAGGTATTTCTTGCAAGACCTATTAATTTCATCACTTCAACATCATTGAGCGTACCCCTAAAGTCCTTGCTATATTTTAATATTTGTTCTTTAGCTTCAACACTTTTTTTAGTTATAAGCTTAGCTCCTTTTTTCTGTCCTATTTGTTTACCATTTAATCTAGCTGTTTCTATTCCTTCTTTTGTTCTTTGATGAAGATCTGTAACTTCTTTTTCGGATTGTATAAATGCTAATTTAATTTGCTCTTTGGCCAATGCTAATAAATATTTATTTATTCCCTCTAATATAAAATCTACATCAGTCCCAGTTAAACTTATATTATTAGTCAAAGCTTTTTTATATGTATTTGTATTTATATGCTGCTCTTTTAGGAATACTAATTCTATACCTTTATTAAATAATTCCTCATACAATTTATATCCTTCATCAGAATTTCTACTCATACGTGATACTGAATCAAATATTATTGTGTCACCTTCAGAAATTATATTTAATAATTTATTAAATTCCTTTCTGCCTTGAATTTTAGTTCCAGTAAATTCTTCATCAACTATTATCGCATTAGGATATTCATTTAAAATATTTCTATGCTGTCTTTCAATATTTTGCTTGTTGGTTGATATTCTACAATATCCATATACTTTACTCATCTATTTTCACCTCATATATTTTATATCAATTCTAACGACCGTTTTATTTGATACTATAAATATATCAGATTTTAAATAGAATATCAATAACTTTTAATACTTTTTTAATATATGTTATTTTTGATACTTGTATAAGTGTATATAAAATATTAAAGGTAAATTCTAATCAACTGTAATTATTTTTGCTCCTTTTGCTTTTAGCATTTTTAGTAATTCACCAGACATCATACAATCTTTAGATATAATTATTATGCTATCTCTTTTTATTGCTCTTAATCTATTAACTGCATTTTCTGTTCTTCTTATAACTGGTACTCTTATTCCATTTACTACTACATAACTATTCATTT